TTGAATGGCTGAAGAAATTGTAACTTTTAAACCTCTGGGGGACAAGATTATTGTCCGCCCAGATGTTCGTGTTTTAAGCTCTGTATTAATTGTGAACAACAAAGAAGCTGAGAACATGGGAACTGTTGTCGCTGTAGGGCCTGGCAAGAAATTGTCATCCGAAAGACGTGAAGCTATGCCGATTGCCGTAGGGCAACGGGTGCGTTTTGGCACTATGAATGACGATCCCAAAGAGGAATATTTGAAGTTCACACCGATTAACCATAATGGCGAAAAGTGTTTGTTGCTTTCATGGCAAGATATATGTTGGGTTGAACAGGAAAATGAATAATGGCAACTAAACCTGGTCTTTATGCGAATATCCACGCAAAACAAGAGCGCATTAAGCGTGAAAAGGCAGAAGGTAAACCCGTAGAAAAGATGCGTAAAGTAGGAGCTAAAGGCGCACCTACCAAGCAAGCATTTATTGACTCTGCTAAGACTGCGAAGAAGAAATAATGGCTACTAAACACGATAAACCTATCCCGCATAAGACTACTGGTAAAGGCAAAACCTACAATCCTACCGAAAAAGGCGCAGGAATGACCGCCAAAGGTCGTGCTGAATACAATGCCAAGAATGGTAGCAATCTGAAAGCTCCTGCACCAAACCCAAAGACTGAGAAGGATAAGGGTCGTAAGGCATCATTCTGTGCAAGAATGGAAGGCGTAGTAAAGAAAGCAAAAGGCCCAGCAGAACGGGCTAAAGCTAGTTTAAAAAACTGGAATTGTTAAACCTAAAGGGGGAAGTATGTTTGATCGCATTATTGACTGGTTAAGTAAAGTCATCGGCCCAAAGCACAAGCCATCAAATCAATGGCATTTTCCTATTGCTACAAATGATTTTGAGCCACGCAAAGCAGAAATTAAAGCAAAACCCGCCTTGAAGAAGGCAACAACCCGTAAGGAGAAAGCTGTGCCATTAAAGAAATCTGCAAGCCCAAAGGCTTTTAAAGAGAATATTAAGACAGAAGTTAAAGCTGGTAAGCCAGTAAAGCAAGCTGTCGCTATTGCATACGCTGAGAAGAACGCTGCTAAAGCAAAGGCTAAAAAGAAATGATTAATTTATCGTTGGAAATCGCTGAAGTAGAAGCAATCCTTAAACACGTAGGTAACGCTGCTTATGCAGAAGTAGCAGGATTGATCGCCAAGATACATGGTCAAGCTACAGCACAAGTGCAAGCTATCAAACAGACAAGTGTTGCAGAAATACAACAGTCTGAAGATAGCCAAAGTGTTGCGTAAATACAACAAAAAGTATTTATAATTCAAAGAAATGGAAGAAAAGTCAAATAATCCTGTCGGTGCGCCTATTGGTAACAAGAACGCAACAAAGAATAAGCCCTTTTTAGATGCTATGAGAAGGGCTTTAGCTCAGAATCCACAGAAGATTGGCAGAATTGTTGACAAGGTATTAGATCAAGCAGAAGCAGGGGAAGCATGGGCTGTTAAAGAAGTAGCTGATCGTTTAGACGGCAAGGCAGTCCAGGCTAATACCCTTGAAGATGCAGAAGGCAACAACATCGTTACTTCATTAGAAGTCAGGTTTGTAAAGCCAAGTGAGTGAAATCACATCAGAACTGCGGGAGGCAATATCTGCGGTTGACTTCCCTATCAAGCTGCAATTCCTCTTTGAGCCATCAAGGTTTAAAGTTTGTCATGGTGGGCGAGGCTCAGGAAAATCTTGGGGATTTGCTCGTGCTTTACTTGTTATAGGCGTTAAAAAGACAATTAGAGTGCTTTGCGCTCGAGAGTTTCAAAACTCTATTGCCCAATCTGTGCATAGATTATTGGCAGATCAGATCATAGCGATGAAGCTGGAATCATTCTATGAAGTAACGCAGAATCAAATTAGAGGCAAAAATGGCACAGAGTTTAACTTTGTGGGCCTTAAAAACAATCCAGCAAACATTAAATCTTATGAAGGAAGCACCCATGTATGGATTGAGGAGGCACAGACTGTTAGTGACCGAAGCCTTGAAATCCTTATACCTACGATAAGAACGCCCGATTCTGAGATATGGATTACCTTTAACCCAGAGCTAGAAACAGACCCTGTTTATCAGAGATTTGTGTTAAATCCACCGCCTAACTGCCAAACTGTGCGTATGAACTGGCAGGACAACCCGTGGTTTCCTGATGTATTGCGTGATGAGAAAGATCAGCTATTTAGTAGGGACAGACAGGCTTACAACACAGTTTGGGAAGGTTTATGCCGTCAGACAGTAGATGGTGCTATCTTTGCTAAAGAAATGACGATGGCAGAGCTAGACGGAAGGATTACGAATGTCCCTTATGACCCTATTAAGCCAGTCCATGCAGTATTTGACCTCGGTTGGGCTGACGCTACTGCTATTTGGTTTGTGCAGTTTATTGGCATGGAAACTCGTTTAATCCGCTATTACGAGAATAATCAAGAAACAATAGCGCATTACCTGGCTAAAATGCAGTCTTATGGATATGTATATGACACCATTTGGCTACCTCATGATGCTGGAAACAAGACTTTAGCCTCAAACGGCAAAAGCATTGAAGAAATCGTTAGAGCTTCAGGGTATAACACTCGAGTTATTGAGCGAACACCAATCGTTGATTCTATTAATGCTGCCCGAATGATGTTTAACAAGTGCTGGTTTGATAAGACCAACACGCATGAGGGACTGCAATGTCTGCGCCATTATCGCTATGATGTTGATCCTGATACCAAGCAATTTAGTCAAAAACCCCTGCATGACAATTACAGCCACGGAGCTGATGCTTTCCGATACATAGGATTAATGGTCAATGAACCTAGAAAAGTGCCTAAACAAAAGGGAACTTATCAACTTCCTAGCTCTTGGATGGGTTAAAATGTGTAGTAAAAATGAGACACTTGTCTTAAAATCGGGCAAAGATTAAGGGATTGTATGGCTAGAGAAATTGTCACCTCAGAAAATCGTGAAGAATACATCGAAAAAAAGATGAATAAAGGTCGTGCAGCCAAAGGTGGTCAAACGGCTGAATCTAATGGATATTTTTACAAAGGCGGCAGATTTTTGCCAACAACTACTGCCGAACCAGGTAAATGGAAAATAGGAAAAAAATGGGTTAAATCAGGCAGAGAATTGATTGAACCTGGTGTAATTGCTCATGCACCAACCCCATTTTCTCGCAGTATTTATGGCCCTATTGGTCATTATGTTGAGCACCCAAATAATGATTTTAAAAAAGTAAAACTTAAAGAAGGAATGAAAGTTTTGGGAAAAACTGGTGAGGATGGGTTACAGCATTATGAACCAGTTACACACGAAACAACTTGGACTCCACGATTGGCCGATTATGAGCATCACACGCCAGTTACTATTGGCGAACTAATTGAGGCTTATAACAAAGGCCATCGCTGGTTTGATGTAAAACCCGATGCTGAAACAATTACTACTGAAAAGAAATAACTATGGCATACGATAGCGTTGCAGACTCCCAATCAGACGGAAGAATAGAAGAAGCCAAAGACTTTTTACGGCTTTGTAATGATTCGGATAGCAATAATCGTGCAGAAGCCCTAGATGACGTAAGATTTGCAGCAGGCGATCAATGGCCTGTAGATGTTCAGAATAGCCGAGTATTAGAAGCTCGCCCATGCCTGACCATCAATAAAGTGGATGCGTATATCCGTCAAATCTGTAATCAGCAAAGACAGCAACGCCCACGCATCAAAGTGCATGGAATGAACAATGAGTCAGATGCAAAGATTGCTGAGATTCTGACAGGTATTTGCCGTCATATTGAGAACCAATCAGATGCAGACTCAGCCTACGATCACGCTTTTGAATACGCAGTTAAGATGGGCTGGGGCTATTGGCGCATTACTACGGATTATGTAAGAGAGGACAGCTTTGACCAAGAAATCTACATTAAGCCAGTTGAAAACCCATTTACTGTCTATTTTGATCCTAATAGCGTTTTACCTGATGGTAGCGATGCTGAGCGTGTCCTTATTACGACAGTCATCAGCAAAAACGTGTTTAAAAAGATGTATCCCGAAGCTGAATTTGACCAGGGTTTCTCCTCAAGGGGAACAGGTGACACCGAATCCGAATGGGTCACGAAAGAAGATATACGTATAGCTGAGTATTTCTACACAGAACGCACAAAAGAGATGCTTTTACAGCTTTCTGATGGCACTACAGGCTACAGCGATGAAATCCCTTCTAAAGAGGTTTTAGAAGCTGCTGGCATTACTGTGGTAGATAAGCGTGAAACTTGGCGCAAAAAGATTAGATGGTGCAAGCTGACTGCTATGGAAATCCTTGAAGAAGGCGAGTGGGCGGGTAAATTTATCCCAATCGTGCCTACTTATGGTCAAGAAGTGCGAGTTGATGACAAGCATAAGAAATTTGGCTTGGTTCGTATGGCTAAAGACCCACAGCGTATGTATAACTATTGGTCAACCGCTTTGACTGAAACTGTCGCTTTAGCGCCCAAAGCAAAATGGCTATTGGCAGAGGGACAAGACGAGGGTCACGAGAACGAATGGGCAATGGCTAATATCAAAGCTATGCCTGTTTTACGCTACAAACAGACTGATATTGAGGGCAGACCTGCTCCACAGCCTACTCGTTTACAGCCAGAACCACCTCCTGCGGGCGTGATGACTGCTTTAGCGGGTATGAACTCTGATTTAATGGCAGTAGTTGGTATTTTTGATCCTAGCCAGCTTCCACAAGGCAATATGAGTGGCAAGGCTTTGCAAGGTCAGCAAGCCCAAGTGGATATGACCAATTTCCACTATTACGACAATCTGACACGCAGTATCCGTCATACAGGTCGCATTATTCTTGATCTGATTCCTAAGATTTATGACAGAGAACGAGTCATGCGAATCATTGGCGATGACGGAAAGCCTGAGATTGTGACTTTAAATCAGCCAGGAACTGATGAAAATGGCGTATCTAAGATTCTGAACGATGTAACTGTTGGCGAATACGATGTAGTAATGGATACAGGCCCAGGTTATAACTCCAAACGTCAAGAAGCATCAGAGTCTATGGC